AACATTGAATTTAGATCTAAAATCTGGATATAAAACCGGTGTTGTTATATTTGTACCAGGAAATAATTTATTTGTTAATCGGTTCAATGGTAATGTAGTATAACGTCCTGATAATGAATTTTCAAAACCATCTGCTAAAGATTCGCCGACTTGACCAATTTGTGGAATACCGGTAATTGAACCAAATGATAATGCAGCTAATCCTAATAAATTTGTTGCTGTAGTTTTTAAATTTACATTGGTATGAACCGGTTGACCAGATGTCCAATTACGATATCGATCCGGGCCAGGCAAGAATTGTGCTGGAGCTGTATTCGTTGGATTTTTTATCCATGATGTTGATAATGTTGTAGGTTTTAACATATGTTTAACTCCATGGTGCTGAATTAAGTCCGCTATTACTTGTTAATGCATCAGTTTGTGTTTTAATTGCAGATACAATTGATTGTGCAGCTGCTGCAAATAGTGCTGCAGAATTACCACCGCCTCCAGCTGTTAATGGATTATTTGTTGATGCTGTTACATAATCATCAGCACCAAACAATGAAGCTTTACCTCCACTAAATAATACTTTGCCGCCACCAGGTGCAATAACACCATCCTCCAATGAAGTTGCATTCCCAGTAGACAATGTTACGGTAGTTGCATATACATTTGCTCGTTGTGGAGTGATAGCTAAACTAGATAATTTACCTAGGCCTGGAATTTGACTTAGTGCTCCAGCAGTAGTGGTTCCTGCCCCTAATACGGCGGTTGCTGCTTGTGCTGTTTGGCTACTAAATCCGGCGCCGATATCGGTATTGATTTGTTCAGAGCCAGCTCTCAAAGATTCTTTACGTGCCTGGAATATTTCAGACATTTTAATACCTTTATCGCCATATGATTTATAAACAGATGTTTGTAGCAACGAGACCATTTGATCAATACCCTGCAACATCATTTCATCTGTAGTTTGTACAGTACGAAGGCCTTGTATTTCATCTAAATATTTCTTTTTTGCTGTATCATCTAAGGCTTTAAATGAATCTAATTGATTAACGGCTGCAGTAATCTGTGCTGAATCTTTATCAAATAAATTTTTGATATTTCCGCCTAATTCTGATTCAATTTTACTTAATACTTTTTGTTTCTGAAGTGCTTGAGATATTGCAGCTTCATCCATTCCAAGCAATTTAGACATTTGTTCCCTAGCAAATAAATTATTTTCTAAGGTACTGCCTTCTTGTTTTAATATCTGATTTAGTAAGTCTGCTTGTTTATTTGCATCTTTACTCATTACAGCTTGACGATATTGATTAGTTAAACTATTACCTTGTTGATCGACTAAACGATTTCCGGATAATAATTGGTATTCTAATTCATCCCCGATGCTAGATTCGATGTTTAAAAGTTGCTTGCCAGTTTTGTGTAAATCTGACATTTTTAATCCAAGTTGGCGGGCTTTAACAACTGCTAACTCTAAATTACCTGGCATTTTTGAATACTGTAACTGAACATCTGCTGACAATTCAGATATATCTGATATACTATCACGGAAAACGCCAGTTAATCCGGTTGACTTTTCTATCTGATCAGCAATCGATTGTTGTAATACTATTTGTTCGGTACTAGAATTACCTGCAGATGCAGCGAATGCAGCATATTTATTTGCCTGATCACCTGTTAATTTTAGATTTGTTACTAAAATTTCCTGGGTCTTTAATAATGAAGTACCATATTTTCCAGATAGAAACTTTTCATTTGCAGCAAATCCACCAGTTAATCCTTTTAAATTAGATACATATGTGCGAAGATATTTTGAACCTCCTTGGAAACTACCAGCAATTTTATCTAAAGCTACATTTAAATTCTGGGCTTCTACTATGTTAATACCAAATGTCTTAGCCAAATCTGCAGATTCATTTTCAAACATTGCTGTTTGTTTTGCTGCGTCTCTAAATTTAAGTGCTAATGTTTCAGCTGATGTTGATAATAACCCTATGCCTAATACTGCTTGATTTGCTTGATTACCTACTGCCTCAATACCAGCCGCGGCAGCATCTATTCCTTTACCACCGGCATTTACTAAATCATCCCAAAAACCAGGCATACCTTGTTTAGGTTGTTGTTTTAGTTTTTGGATTATATGTGAGGGAGTCTTATTCATTTAGTATAAATATTTATCAATACGGTTTTCGGGGCAAATGTTTTGTCTGAGCATTTTTTGTTCGTTCTTGTATTTGTTCTTCATCCCGTTCTATTTTTTGTTGGAAAATTTTATTCATTTTTTTAACATAAAATTTACGCAAGAAAATAGGCATATGATAAATATCATCCCATGACCATCGACCTTCAGCATACCAAATCATATCGAATATATTTTCATGGAGTGGTACTCGGTCTTCTGGTTTAAAACCAAAAAAGGTCTGCTCCAATTGGAAACCTTGCAGTGAAGGCGCCTCCATCTTCACCTTCGAATTCATATTCAAAATTCAAACCAGGTGCATTTGATTCTACAAATTCTCGGAATCGTTTTGCTTCGCCAGCTAAAAATTCATAACGGATAAATTCCTCAATTCGTGTTGCTGAACGATCACCATCTACTTCACGAATAATTAATTTCAATAATTCAGAAACTGATGTTGATGTTATTGTGGTTGCATATCCGAATTTTAATTTTGTTCCGGATTTTAAATCGTATTCAAATTCGCCGTTGTCATCTGCAACTAATGTGAATGGTTTAGCTTGTATGTTTTTTAAGTCAACTACAGCATCTATTATTTTACCATCTGGGGCAGTTACCTGAACTGGATATTCAGAACCGTAAGATACTATGCGAGCATTAATAATAAGAGCATCGCGATCTGCTGATACAATGTCATGTATATCGATATCTGACACAATAAGAGCTTCTAACAATTTATCAAAAATAACAGCTTCTCGCAAATATGTTGCATTTGTTAGAATATCTTCATCATATGCTGTCATGTAACGCATTTCAACTTGTCCGGATGCTAATGGATGTGATTTTGGATAAACTAATCCATTGCTTGGTAAATTTACAATGATGCTTGGAAGTTTACTTCTTTGTTGTTTGTCAAACCGTTGTTTAGCAATATTTACGATGTCTGTATTGCCTAATCTTGTTGTATTACTCATATTATATAACCTTTATTATAAATACCTAGAACACAAAAAATGGGAGCCGAAACTCCCATTATAATAATCGAATCGTATACATTAGAAATTCAAGAATGCCCAATCGTAACGAAGTGTGAAATCTACTGTTTGAACATCATCAGCACTCCAATCAAAATCTCCAAATTTTGCATCGGTAATAAATGCACCTTTCAAGATCCATTCTTCAACTACTTCACCTAATGGTGATAATTGATGCAAACGTACTTCTTTTTTATAATATGAAGAATACCCATCTCTACCAGTTGCAGATTCATGATGTAAACGTACCCAATCCATAACTGCCTGTGCTGCAGAAGGAACGATAGGATCATACAATGATACTGCTAATGTATCCCATTCTGATTTTCCTTTTACATAACGCTTAACATTGATATGATCTAATGCAACTTCACCATTTTTCATTGATGGTTTACCTGATGTTTTTATTAGATATGCAGGAATGCCGTCCAATTCCATGATGAACTGGTGTTTACGTTTCGGTTCCCATGAAAACGCAGCATCAAACATCTCATTTTCTGAAGCGTAAGCCAAGTTTTGGTTTATTTGGTCGAATAATGCCATTTTAATTGTCCTTATTTTTAATATAAATATTGCGGACATAAAAAAAGGTAGAACCGAAGTCCTACCTTTCCAAAAATTTATTTTATTTTTCTTATGCTCCTGGGAAACTAGCTCCTGTAGGTTGAATATTGAAATCTAAAATAATGAATTCAGCCGTACGAGTTGGTTGAAGGAATATTTGTCCGTAAAGGATATTCTGGTCAATCAAATCTGCTGTGTTATTGCTTTGATCCATAACAACACGGAATGCATACAATCCTTGTTTTGCACGTACTTGTTCCATATATGGATTAACAATGCTTAAGAATCGGTTACGAGTTGCAGTCGTGTTTTGCTCAAATACTAAGTAACGAGTAGAGGATGCAATAAACTTCTTAACTTCGATAAGCAAACGACGTACATTGACACGATCTAATGCACTTGGACGAGCTTGCAAGGTCTTTTGACCCCAAACCACGATGCCATCATTTAAGAAGTTAGCAATAGGGTTAACGCGAGCTTCATATAATGCATCACGATCTGATTGTGATAAGCGCTTATATGTATCAGATACAGCCGTTAGGCCACCTCTATTCAAACCTGCTGGTGCATACCATGGTGCGGTTACTGAATCATTGAATGCTAATACACCTGGAATCATTACTGATGCAGGAACCCATACTGGAATATTTTTTGCTGGATTAGTTGTACGAACCCACGGCCAATATGTTGCTGTATAATTGCTATCTAAATCTGTTACTTGTGAAGTTACCGTTGAAATAGTATCAGTTAATGCATTTGAATCCATTACATAGAATGTATCTTGACGATTTTCTGCTAATGAACGAGCCAATGATGTTACTGCTGGATGCAATGAATGAATGATACCTGGGGTAACTAATAAATTCATATCATAATAATCAGTGTTGCTTAACAATGTAAATGCTTTGTTATAAGCAACCGTACCAGTTGATGTTGATGTTGAACAATCAAAACCAAATGTATTTGATCCTGCAATGTTAGTTCCAGAATATTTTTTCAAATTTGGTTTAGCGCCATCAAATCCACCTTGGAATGGTACTATGAACTTACGAGTCGATAATGCAACATATGTTGATATTGTACCATTATTTAATACAGTTTCAATTGATCCTGAGTATGGAGCAGTTAAAGTTGGATATCCGGCATTAGCTGATTGTGATACATTTCCTAAATAGAAATCTGCATTTGTTGCAACAGTTGAACCAGAAGTCAACAATGGAGCTAAATAGTTCATGTTAGCTTGAGCCGTATAATCAAACCCGTGGAAGTTGTTTGAACTAAATACTGCACTCGAACCAGAACCAATAGTTTGTGATGTTACATATGATGCTGAAACAATGTTTGCAGATCCCGCCATTGGAATTGGAGAATACAATGCTCGGAAGCCAAATGGTATCAATGTTTTATCATTTGTTGCATTTGATACTGCATCTGTCACATCTACACGAATATATTTGGAGTTATTTGGATAATCTCCATTTACTAACATGTTTCCGTTAGCATCAACCGTTTGGTAACGATCACCAATAACTCTCGCAATGTATTTTGGAGAAGTTGGATCAAGATTCACATTCAAGAATGTTTCAACACGATCTGGTGTTGCATCAGTGTCAGTTGATGAATATGGTGAATTTGCAATACCCGGTGTCAATGTATTTACGCGTCGTACCTCAACTGTAAATGTTCCGTACCCATTAGGGTCAGAAACTTCAGAAGCTGTTTTAATATCGCGGATACCTACCTTAACTTCGTGGTTTACGGATGTACCGTGAGACAATGTATAGAATCGGAATAAATCTTTTGCAACAGATCCAATTTTTTGTGATGTGATCCATGGTGTTGCTGCTGTTGAATAATCTTGCAACAATTCAAAGTTTGATAGTTTAACCAAACTAACTGTTACATCGCCAATATTATTAAATAAAGACGTTGATTTATTTTCATATGCAACATATACCGGATAATCAATTGATTTTGGTGAGTTACCAAATACTTTACCTGTATACTTGTTGTTTGTGTCAACAACTGATCCTGAGATTGCAATACCTTCTAAAGTAAGGAAAGTACCATCGCCGCCGAAACCAATTGCATTATCAGCAGCTGCTGAATAAGAACCTGACAATTTAATTGCATATGATCCTGAGCCAGCACTTGTTAATGTTGAATCTTCAAACAATGCTGTTGTACCATCAGTTGTTACTGCTTGAGTTGGATGTAAAACTTGCATCACTGAAGATACAGATGCAGATGTAGCAACAATTGCCAATGCACCATTAGTTAATTTATACCCATCTTCATACAATAAACGTGTTACTGTAATTACATTTCCATGACGCAAATAATCTTGTACTACATATGGAACGTAAGAATCATCAGTGAATCCACCGAATGTTGCTTCAAATTCTCCATATGATGTTATTTGCGTAGGAATAAGTGCAGGACCTTTTACTGTCGGTCCTACGATTGCTGCACCAATTTGTGCAACTCCACCAGCTAAAAACGATTGATCTACTTCATTCGTAAATACGCCTGGCGAAACTATTCTTTCTGCCATTTAAACTCCTATGATTTTGTTTTATATAAATATAGTATTATTGATCCAAACCTGAATCCGGAGTAAAGGTGCCGTCAACTAAATTAATTTGACCTTCACCATAACGATCGCGCATCTTGTCCATTAACACTGATTCTTGTTCTCGCAATGATTCAAATTGATTTAGTAGTCGTCGTTGTTCGTCTTCTAATTTTTTTGCTCGGGCGTCTACAAATGATTTATCAATTACAATTGTACCTAAAGCACTAGCATTCTGTGCAAATAATTCTCGAAGCGTTTGAATTTCGTCAACGTGCTCTTTATCTAATTTTTTTGTCATAAGAATTAGTTCATTGGTGTGATTTCGCCAGTAACTGGGTGAATACTTGATTTACCGTATTTATCGAATACTTCTTTGGTGAATTCTTTTTCTGCCATTGATAATTCTGTTAAGAATGCATTAGCTGCTTCGTGACGTGTTGCTAATTGTAATTTTATCAATTCAATTTCGCCTAATTCAGTAACTAAAGATTGTGTTTTAGTTTGAATTTCTTTCATTCTTGTTAATTCGTCTTCCGACAAAAATTTTGTTTCTTGTGTCATGTTTTCCTTTTTGTAACTTATGTATTTTTATTATATATATTTTTTCTACAAAATCCAAATATTTTATAAATTATTCTACAACAGGTGTTTCTTCTACCGTTGGTGTTGGTGGAGTATATTTTTCAAATGTTGAAGCTTTGTTGATGTCGTTTGCATCTTTAAGATTATCAATTACGTATTGATCCAACGCGTCAATTAATTGTGTATATGCATCTGTAATTGTTGCATCATATGTCAACGTTGATTTGTCGATACTTTGGTATCCAACAGCTCCATTACCTGCAATAAATACATCCATTGCAATTGCACCTGCATATTGTAAATGTGGTACTAATGTTAATAATGGTGATTGATAAATCAATCCCGTTTGTGGGTTTTGGAACAACCCGGTTACTTGTACTGCCATGTTTCCTTTTTTTATATAAATATTATGTTAAGCCAAAACGTGTTTTTATCGCATTATAGTTTTGAAATATTTCTTGTTGAGATAATTCTCTATCATATGCATGTAGATATGATAAATATGAAGTTTCACTACCAAATAAAAATTTTAACCACAATGGGTAATTTGATCCGGCTGCTAAAGATAATGAACCTCGAAGTCTACCATTCATATAAAATCGAACAGCTCCTGTTACTGGATTATAAGTAATATTATAGTAAATAAAACCACCAAATTCATTGTAAATATAGTCATAGGGAACACGACCGCTAGGATTGATTCCAACAATAGAATTTAAAGTTGGGGCATATGAATACATGTCTACGCGATACAAAGTTTGAACTTTCCCGCCAGTAATATTAAATGTTGGGTCTATAGTACCATCACTATTTAATCGTATTATATTGCCAAATGTTGTTCCATTGTAATTGTTAGCGTTACCACCCACTAATATTTTTCCATCTGGTTGTATAGCGAGTGCGGAAACTGTTAAATTGAAACCAGTACCTGGATTGAAGCTGGTGTCTTTTGTACCATCAGTGTTGATTCTTACAATTCTATTGTTTGCTGAACCTGAATATGAGGTAAAATTCCCAATGGCTATAAGTTTTCCATCGGATTGGATGTCTATATTATTTAGAGATGAATTGAATCCAGCTCCTAAATTAAATGATGTATCTCTCGTTCCATCTAAATTTAATTTAACTATCCGATTATAACTAGAACCAGAATATGTTGTAAAATCTCCTATTACATAAATTTTATTATCATGTGATTGGATAATTTTATTTACAGCTGCATTAAATCCTACGCCCATATTAAATGAAGTATCTTGAGCAGCCGTATCTTTATTTATTTTAACAATTCGGTTAACTGTAACTCCTTGATATGTGGTAAAATCACCCCCTAAAAATAAGTTTTGATTGGTATCAAAAAGTACAGTATTTCCTATGGCAGTATTCATACCTCCGGATGTATGAGTGTTGAAGGTAAAGTCTCTTTGATAAGTATCTTTATTTATTTTAACAAAAAAACCAGATGATGAATTTTGATATGTCGTAGCTGACGTACATAAATAAATCGAACTAGTATTGTCTAGCGTAAATGCATAAGAGATATTTGAATTACCAAAAGGTTGGGAGGAAATAAGAGCGCCTGTATCTTTATTAGATTTAAAAAACCCGGCGTTTATATTGGTTGAAGTAGAATATACACTTCCAGATGTATCAAATTGTACTTGAGTGATAGTTCGTACACCATAAACGTTATTCTGTCCTATATTAAAATCATTAACTAATGATCCGGTAGTATCTAATTTAAAAAAGAATGATCTTTTAGTATTTTGATACCCATCAAATTGCCCCCCAACATAAATACTCCCAGATGAATCTGTAGTAATGGAATTGACTCCATAATGGGTTCCTAAAAATAAACTGGTATAACCTGGTACGCCGGCAGAAGATGCACTGTTAAAAAATAATATAGTTTGACCAGTACTAGCATTTAATCTCGCACTTATATCATCAAATTTTACAACTAGTCCTATACTCCATGTAGAATAAGTTTGTAAATTAGTAGTTAATTGAGAACTAGTTAAAAATAAAGATGGGGCGGTTATAGTATTATATTGTACCGTAGATGGAATACTAGCACTTACAGTTTGGTTAATCATGTTAGACATATTTAAACTTCCACTTGCATATGAAATGGGATTTGAAACATCCATGATTAATACTAATCCATTTGTTACTATATTATTTCTTGTATAAACTGCCATATTATTGTAGTCCGAAACGGGATTTTAAAGCGTTATAGTTTTGGGTGATTTCTGCTTGCGAAAGTGCTCGGTTGTATAAACGAGTTATTGGTATTCTCCCGTTAAACCAAACAGGTAATGAGGTAGAACCGCCTATTTGAAATGGGGTATTTTGAGGAATTCCAAGACTCATAGCACCACGTCCTTCTAAAATACCGTTTACATAGAGTGATCCGGTACCTAATGTATCTTTTGAAAATACAGCATGATACCATCTATTTAGTTGTACTACAGTAGTACTAAATACAAATGTACTGCTAGGATTTGTACCATTTCCCATAAAGTTACGCAATCTATTATCTGTAGAAATATCAAATATAGTTCTATTAGCTCCAAAGTTATATTGGCTACCTAACCATTTTTCTACTCCTAAAGGGAGGGAAGTTGCATTAAAAAAGAATTCAGCAGTGTAAGTACTACTTGTTAATATAGTTGTGGTTTGAGCATAACTTCCAGTTCCATCAAATTGTAAAACACGATTATTGGCTGAGGAAAAAACAGGAATACCTCCGGAAATGCTAGAACTTAATAAAGTTGCTGTGTTATTGTTTCCTGATAAATCATACCAAGCTTGGTAGGAACCAGAAACAAATGGAGTTCCATATGGAGTACGTTCTAATTGAAGTTTTCTCCAATGTATATGGATTTTTTGGCCTCCAACAACATTGTCTCCTAATAACCTAAATGTTCTATTTCCATTTACACCAGGATGTGATGGGGTAAATGTTTGGGAAAATAAATACCACCCATTTGGAAGAAGGGTATTTTGGGATGTTACATTTGATGAACCTGAGTTTCGCATAACTCCACTATATGAAGATGTTGCATTATTTCCAGTTACTATTTGGGGCCAGATCCGACCTAAAGATGTACTATCCGATTCAAGTTTCCATTCAAAACTAATAGTATATAAAGATCTTGTATCTAATACGGTAGAATTAAGACTAGTATTATTTACTATCCAACCTACTGGGGAGTTTGAAGTTTCTATTTCTACAGATTGGCTAACTACATTATATGATGCAGTAGGTGCACCATATGAATAATCATAACCTGTTAAATTATTTATTGGGGTTGGGTTTATCGTGATTAGATTTACTGTAGGGTCTAAAGGTATAGATTGTGGGTTTTGGGCATCCAAATTCAATACCAATCCATTTGTTACTATAGGGGGAGTTCCGTAATACATTATAGTCCAAATCTTGTTTTAGTTGCATTATAATTTTGAGTGATTTCTTCCGCAGTAAGTACACGGTTATATGATCTAAGAAAATAATATTCTGCATCTAATGAATTTCCATCATTTTTTCCTAATCTAAGATCTAAGTTGTTATTATAGAATGATCCGGTCATAACTCCACTATTTTGTGCTTCTGTATTAATTTGGATACCATTTCTATATTCTGCTAATTTTAAAGTAGAGACATTAAATGTAATTACAGAGTGAATGAATGTATAATAAGGAAAGGACGTGGATAAACCACTAGCTCTAGTGGCATTATTTCCATTACCAGTACCATTATCAACTGATATGATTGTGGCAGCATTAGTTGTTGTGTTATT